TAATCATGTCCACGTTTACGAATTCATCGCGTCGGTTGAAAACAACGCGATCCCCTGGTCGCCATTCGTCGTGTAGATCGTTGATTTCAACGCTTAGAGTTGGCTTTTCATAAAACGCCTTCATTGCGTTTAAAACGGTTGTTAAATTTGAGCTTTGAGATTGATTAGAAATGAGAGCTTCAAAAGTAACTTCCTTGCCAGTTGATCCAAGATTAACACCCACCCTTCCCCCTTGTTCAATCAACTCGGTCCCTTGCCAGCGGTAATATTCATATTGTCCTATAATCGTTTTGATTTCTTCCGGACCTCGAATAATTAAACTGAGAATATCATTTTCCGATACCGTATTATAAAACGCTGAACTCGATGATGGAGCGTTTGCTTTATCAATTAAAAATAAAGTTCGATTTCCGTTTGTCTGCGATGGAAGAATAAAAAATTGATAATTTGTTGCAAAGCAGACCAAGCGCAACGCTTCAAGAGTTGATATAATCCCCTTGTTCCAAACAAATGATAGATTCGGTGGCGATGGTGCTTTGTTTGTGTCAATAGTCTCGGTTTCTAAAATATAAAATTTATCGTTTGTTAGTCGCAGGACATGAGTGTCTGCAGGGCTAGTTATGTATGCCATAGTTTCTGCAAATTCTGCAATGGTGCGTCCTGCGGTCGAACGGTTTGTATGATTTGTCAGAAATCGATTTTTTACTCCCGTTCCACTAAAAGTATATTGAGTTCCGTCAGCGTAGTTATTTGTAGATTGATAAGCGCCAAGTTCACCGTCAGAACTCCCATCTGATGAAGCTCTTGCACTATAACGAACCGACCCGGTTGATGCCCACGTTGAAGCGTTTGAATTAACCTTGATTGAAGGCGTAACGCTATCGACCGAATTGTAAAAATATAAAGCCGCTTGAACCGCTGATCCGCTTATTGCATCCCATGCGCCTACGTCAGAATTGTCGCGTTCCACTTTCCAATCGACAACATCACCCCACATAAAACCTGTAACAAGGTCGCTTTGTGTCCCCGATATACCCTCTTCTTCAGTATTCCATAACGGTCCCGAATCGGTCGGTCGTATGCTTTTTAAACTGCACCGGACCGATTGAGAATCAATCGCCTGGATAAATAATTGCCCCTCAAACAAGTTATATTTGGTTTGATATTTAATCCCTATATAATATGGACCCGTATCGCTTAAAATTTTTGTGTAGTTCGATTGTCCAAATGGATGATCCGCGTTGTTCGGTTCGTTTGATAAAACAATGGACGCGCCACTCATTTCGATTTGACCCGATCCCGAATCTTGAAGCTTTAGATTAGGCGCCTTCTGGATAAACCCGTGATAATATTGCCCGTTCGCGCCGATATGCGAATGATCTGAAACGTAGAATTTTGCATTCGTTCCAGCGGGATCGCTATTCGTTGGCGTAACCATTTCGATCTCAACTTCAAGCGAAGGCATTTTGCGTATATTGTCTAGATTCTAAGGCCGCGAATTCGCCAAATTGTTGAGCGCGTTCAACGACTTCGACGCGTAAATCGGACATCGCCTGATCGATTTTGCGCCCCGTCCCGTCGTAGATGTTAATAATCACGCCTTGTCCGACGTTACGGTTAGGCGTTACGTTCCCGCCGTATTGCCCCATCGTTAGCAACTCCGGACCTTTTTCTCCCACGAGGTAAGTCTCGCCAGGACGAACATCGCCACCCGCTTGTTTTCCAGGCGGTTTTGTCGAAAGGATTTTACCAATTTGTGCGGCTCCCAATATCGCAATGGCGGCGGCGGCTGGCGCTCCAAATATTCCAAGTTGCGAATAGGCTTTCATTGCCGCTTCATAAGTTGACATCCAAGTATTAGCAACCGCCGCGGCTTGCCAAAATCGAAAAAGTTCAACGCCTTCGTCCTTAACAGCGCTTGCCATTGATGCCATAGTCGAGATTGTTGCTTTTGCGGTTGCTTCCTGCATTTGTTGTTTTGCAGTTTCCATCCGCTCAAATTCGTCAATCTCCCTATGGAAATCGATTATTTTTTTTTCGTTTATTTCTCTTTGTTTTTGTGCGCTTTCTTCCATCATTAGCAACCCTTCCGAATACATTTGAAGTTGGACTGCTAATAAATCATTTTGCAAAAGTATATCGTTATTAGATTGCTGTCTTAATTCGTTTTCTTCTTGCGTCGCTTTAATTTGGGCCAATGTCGCTTCGACTTGTTTTTCGCGCCATTGTTTAACTTTTTTCATTGCATCTAATTGCTCATTCATTGAAGCAATGGATTCGTCTATTTTCTTTTTTTCATTTTCAATTTGCCCCGCGCTCATTCGTGCGGCTAAAAAAAGATTTTTTAAACCAACATCGTTTTCGTCGAGTGCCTTCTTTTTTTTGATTAATGAGTCTCTTACTCCTGTAATATGCTTTTCCAATTGTTCAGAAGTCATACCCGCCATTTCAGCTTCTTGGGTAAAGACTCCGAGCAATTTGTTTGCGCCAATAATTGCGGGAGCAAAGGCGTTTTTTACCTTTGCCATGATCATATCCCAGCGGTCGCCTAATTGTTCTGATGCGACTATGGTTTCATCGTTTATTACTCCGCCTAATGCTTCAAGCTCGCGCCCCATTCCCTTTATTGCTTCAGGTCCAAGCTGAAGCATATTAAGCATTTTAACACCTTCGGAATCGAATAACTTAAACGCTAAACGAACTTTGTCGGCTTGAGGTGTCAAATCGCTTGCCATGATGGTCGCGACTTCAAGCAATAAATCCGAATTGCTTCTTAACTGTCCATTTGAATCTCTTAATTGAATGCCGAATTCCGCGATTGCGTCTTTTGCTTCGCCTGTCCCGATAAATGCTTCGGAAGTTCGTCGAGTAAAACGCTGAAGCGCGATGTTAAATTGACGAACATCCATCCCGCTTTTCATTGCGGCAAATTGGAATTTTTGAAGATCCGCAGATCCGACGCCTAAACGCGCTGAAACTTTCCCGATTTGGTCAGCGGTGTTGCGTAAATCTAACGCTAACGCGCCCAAACCCGCGCCACCGATCAAACCCGCAACCGCGCCTTTAAGACTGCCCATTGACGACTTTAAGCGATCCATCGATTTTGATACCGACGAAAACGCTTTCTTCGTTTTATCGCGTCCTAAAATTTCAACGGTTGTGCTTGGCACGTTTTTCCTTTAATTCAAAATATGCGATCCATCCCTTTAATTCGTCCTCGCTGATTTGCATAATTTCCTCAACGGTTTTATGCAAAATTTCCGCGAGTTGAAAACACGCGTATAGATCAGGATCGCGTTCTAGTTTCCCTTGATCTCGTCCTGCGTTGGATCGTTCGCGTTCATTTCTTCAATGATCCGCTGACATACATCAGGATCGAATTCATCAATGATTTGGTCTAAATGACCGCGATTAAATAAGGGCTTTCCGTTTTCGTCCCGACAACGAAATATCATTCCCCAGGCGATGCACTTGTCCCATTCATCGCGCTGGATATGCTTCATGACTATCGCTCTTTGAGATAACTTGATCGCAGGGCGATAATAAATTTTCGCATTATTCCATTCGGGAACCGTTAAGCATTTAAGTTCCTCGCCAAGTCTTTCCTTGAAGTGAGACTTGGCGGATTTAAGTACGTCCATTACGCGTTATTTAATGTAAGCGTTCCGGTTCCCTGAAAAGTAAACGAAAACCCAATCGGACTATTCAATGAAGCGTTTAACGAAAAACCCGTCAGAACAATCGCCCCGGAATAATAATCGCCGCTTGAAGTTCCGACGGGGTAAAGCTTTACATAAAACGTAGTATCCCCTGCCGCGAGTGCGGTTTGGATTGATTCCATCGATGTATCGTCGTCGTTCCAAAGCGCCTCTCCACTTCCTGACCATGAGGTTTGACCAGGAATAAACGATTTTGCTAACGAGGTTCCCATCGCGCTTGTTTCAATCGTGTCTGCCGCTTGTTCGAGCGTCCATGATTGAAGTGAAGCGATTGCTGAATAGGTTGAGTCATCAGGCGACGTTTGGAGAACGCCACCGTTTCCACTGGCTGCGGCCATTTTGTTTCTTTCTACGCGGCTACGTCAGGCGCGTTTTCCAAATATTGATATTCGACAAGATAGGATAAACGCACCGATCCCGTCGGTTTCGTCGCTTCTGCGTTAATGGACGCGTCAGCGCTGGTAAGGTACGAATCACGCGCAAGGTTATTGATATTGATATCTCCCTGCATTGCGATTTGAACCTCTTTCTGAATTGCCGCGAGCGTATTCATGACGGTTTGCCCGTCTCCGCCTTGGCAATATCCTTCAATGTTTACCGTCAATTCTGACGCGACTCCGCGAGTCCCGCCCATCGCTTGAAGCGTGACGGATTCCTCGGAATCGTAAACTAGCAAACAAGGAAGCTTTGATTCTTCAATCGGATAGGCTCGCGATTGAAAAACATTTGATCCGGTTGTGGAAAGCGAGGTAACGCGGGTCGCTATGCGCTCGCGGATTTGTCGCCTCAAGTGATTTGCCATTATTGCTTCTCAAGCATTAATAGGGTCGTTCCCTGATATCCACTACCTGAATCTTTTTGCACGCCGACAATATGGTATGTAATCGAGTTAATCACGATCGCATCGCCATGCGCCACGCTTGCAACGTCCGAAGATACTGCAAGCGCGGTTGGCGTGTTGCTCTCAACATCCATTTCCCCCGTGTCCAGGGGAATGGATGAGAACGGGTTATCGAATAAAACGTTGATCGTTGAAGCGCTTCCGCCTGACGGCGTATAGGTTGCCGCGATCCCGAAATCATCCGTTAGGAAGAAATCGGATAAATCGGACGCGCTTTCGACTCCCATCGTTATTTTTTCTTTGTCGCCTTTTTCGGTGCGTCTTCAGCCGCTACGGCTTTATTCGATCCGATAAGTTGGCGTGCGATGCGGTCATCGACTTCGAGCGTTTCACCTTCAGGGTGATTCTCTCCCGCAATGAATGCTCCGCGTAACATGGTTATTTTCACTTTTCCGCCTGTCTCGCTGGCGGCCCCAATCAGGCCGCCTGCGTTCTTAGTGGTTAGCATTAAGCGTTGACTGTCATCGAGAAAGATCCCGCGTGCCTGACGGCAATATCGGCATCCACGAAAACGATCAATCTGACGCGTCCATCGTCAAATTCCTTGTGAACGCTTACGTCAATTCCTGGTGACCAATAACCAATCATCAGGTCATCGAAATTTCCGTAGAACACCTTATTCTGTGAGGAATAAGTTGCCTGGGCGCTGACAAGCGCTCTGAATCCGTCGATCGTATTATTTTCCATCACGAAACGACCGGAACCAGAATCGATGGTGCGAGCTTTCGCATCAGCGGCAAGCGTTGGATGGATAACATATCCGAGCTTTCCGAAATACGCGTTTGCCGCCATGACATCGCCTTGCATCGCAATTGCTTGCGCGTAAGTGATTTGATTCGCGGTGATTGTTTCAGAACCGATTCCGCTAGTTGCGGCAATTCCGGTGGGCTGGTTACTTGAACCTGTTCCGCTCAATGCGGCCTGATCAAGAGCAATCGCGGTTGAAAGCGAGATTTCTTCTCGTACCAAGCGCTCAACGTCCATTGAGCTTTGGAGTCTCAATTGGCGTGAGAGATCAACGCGCAATCCATACGTTTTCAATTGCATGGTTACTTGATCATAACTAGGCGTTACGTCTCCAGCGTCGCCGCTTTCGGCTAACCATCCGCCAGAAATAGCCGCGTCCCTGCGAGGAATCTTGATAATTCCATCCAATCCGCGCATGACTCTCGCCCCCATTGCGACCGAGACCATATTATTATCGAGAAACTCGATAAAACTTGAGGAGTCAAGAATGGTCGGAACAAGGTTTGCGCCGTCACCGGAACCCGCTTGGAGTTCACGATTTTGGAAGCTAGCGCGGGAAAGGCTTCGCTCGTTTAAAACCTCGTTTGGGATATAAACGCCGCGAGCGGATCGCTTTTGCTTTCCTTCCTGGGCCTGACAGGCTTGAAGCTCGAATGAAGCTTCATCCTGCGCGGTTCGGTCATGCGGACGCGCCAAAGCGTTGATCAAGCGTAGCATTGAGAACTCGCCTGTTTCCTTTTTGGTCAATCCAATATCAAAATGCTCTTTCGGGCGATTCTTAATTCGCTCCAATACGGCTTGAGCAAATTCGCCTTCGGATTTACCGCTTTTAATATATTCTTCTGCAAGCTCGGACTCTTTATGCTCGCGTCCGTATGCTTCAATCTCGCGTACTCGCTTCAATTCGTCGGCTCGCACTTTTGCTTCGAGCGCCGCGGTGTTCACCGCTTGTTCTTGAACTTCAACTTCCATTTTGTGTTCTTTCAATTCGGGTAATTCGATTACCTCGGTTTGAACCCGTGTTTCTCGCTCGCGTGATATTCCGACCGAAATATCGGCGGGAACGGTTACGATTGAGATTTCGTGAGGTTCAAAATCGGTTACTCGGTATTCGGGAGGGTTGTCTTTGGTCTGTTCCATCCGATGAACCGCGTATCCGACCGAGACGTTTTGTAAGATTCCATCCATGACATCTTGAAAAACCTCGTTTGCTCGTTCCGAGTTTCCAAATCGAATTGAAGCTCTACCGATTTTTTCTTCTATCCTGGCACTTTCCACGACTCCGACGGGTTGATCGATATCGTGATTAAATAAGACCGGAGCCGAATTGTTCAGCCTTCCAAGGCGGATCGATTCAGGTTTATGGTCTAAGATTTCCGCGCCGAAACTCCGTTCCACCGGAGATTCGGACGAAAAGGAAATATCTAGTGTTCGCGAATCCTTGTCCGCGTTTGATTCTTTGACTTCTAAGATGCGGGTTAATATTCCCGTTTCAATTTTCTTCGTTTGTTCCATTTTCGACCTCTATGGTTTCCGTTGGTGCGGGATTTACCGGACCTGTTAAATTTAAACCGAGTCCCTCGGCAACGTCTTTTTCAGCGGCAAGCTCTGCGAATATATCGGTCCATTCTTCACCCGCTTCGCTGGTAATCTTCCCGATTGACGTTACGCCCATTTGTAGCGCTAATTCTTTTGCTCGTAATTCTTTATATGGATCAACATAGCTCCATCCGCGACCATGAAAAACGACCTCCTCGAACTTGAAAAGTTTGCTGATTGGTAAATCGATTTGGCCCGTCGTTATTCCCATTTTCAACCAGTTCCGATAAACGGGATAACAAAAGCGCGATATCATAAACTGCTGAAGCGTTTTCCAATGCGCTTGATCTTCCTGAACGCCTGCGCGGATTGATGAGTAATTGACGTTTTCAAGATCGTTTGCGAGTGCGTTGTAAGAAACTCCGCAACCGTTTGCGGCTCCGCGTAGAATTGCTTTGATAAAATCGGAAAATGCGGTCGTCGGATGTTTCGGGTCGAACGCTTCGAATTCCATCCCGCTAGGTAATTGCTGAAACGTTCCAGGCTGGAAATCTGTTAATAGATTTCCTGCCTCGTCCTCACCGTCTCCGACGTAACCCGCACCGTCTGGCGATTTAAAAAAACCCATCGATGACGATCCGATTCGCGATGCGACAAGCTCGCTCTCGGTGTAATCGTTCAGCATTTGAAGAGGACGAATCGCGGTATTAAGCCACGGGATGCCACGACTTTGCGATGGTCGTTCCTGCATATATAAATGAATCATATCGGACGCAGGGACGCGTTCCGTTTTTACATCGTAGGAATAGTCATAAAGCTGATTCGGCGTTTTGATCGCTTGATAGTAGGCGAGCGGTTTCCCGAATTTGTTCTGCTCAATTCCCATGATAATATATTGATCATCCTTGAGCTTTAGATTGTTATCGATTGGAATCGAATCGCCTTCCAGGACCCAAAGCGAAAAGCCGAAAGGGTTATCGGCCCCGCCTTTCATCATTCGAATAAAAACCTCGCCGTCACGCGCCAGCGTTTCCATGACCACGTTTTGAACGCCTAACCAATCCAAACGCCCATCGATGGAAACGTAATCGGGATTCTTTGACCACTCGAAAAACAATCGTTCCAGATAGTTGTTATCGAGCTTATCCAACGCGCCTTGCTCGTTCCGAGTCTTCGCCTGGAATTTGAAACCACGCGATCCAACGACGTTTGATTTCGTTAGATTGAGAAACTTTTTTGCATATTCCGAATTCTGACAAAGCGATCTCGTCCGCGCTCGCATCGTCGATAACGATCCGCGTAATTCCTCGTCTGCCGTCGCGCTTGTTCCGGTCCATCCCGCAAAAATGTTGTCAAATTTTGCGGAATCAAATTGGCGCGAGAGGTGGAGCATTTGATCCCGCGTTATTTTCTTCCGCGTTTTCTTTTTAAATAAATTGAAAAGTCCCATTAGTTCGTGAAGCGCGTTAAGATTATCCCGTGATGACCTTTGCCCTTTTTGGCGCGTTCAAGGCGCTTTTCTTTTAACCATTCGGCTTTGTATCGGTCGCGGAAAAGGAGTAATTCGTCAATGCTCATGCGCGATAGGCTTCGACCAGCAATCGAGTAGCTCGATTGATCAACTGAAGCGCGTCCCTCAATTACCGCTTCAATCGCGGTTAAAACCTTCCGCGCATGACTTTGCGGATCGTTCGAGGTATCGGTTGATATATTTTGAACAACTTCCCATTCGCCCGATTCCAGGCGTATCCGTTCCGAGGATGAGCTTTTCGTGACGTAAAGATTCCATTGGTAAATGCCGATGGTGAAACTCGCAGTTGTTCCATGCGCGATGGAAAATACCCATTCGCCGCTTGAGTCCGATCCGCTTACTGTAAAATTCGTCGAAGCGGCTCCGTTCAGGGTCGCTTTGTACGCCATTGCATAACCGCTCGATGGGTAGTCATCGACGTATCCTGTTTTTTTCCAGTTCACGGTATCGCCTGCGACGATTGGCGAATCATAAAGCGCCAATGTCGGCTCGATGGTCGGATAGTTCGTAGAATCGAATAAATTACTCAAAATCGCCTTTTATGTGATACCCCAGAAACCCAGGATTTTTTATTCCTGGTTTTCTGTTTCGGGTCCTGTTTGCGTTGATCTTGTAATCGTTTTTGTACCGCGTTCGTGTTGACGTTCAGCATTGCGAAAGCCGCAAGGTTTAAAACCGCTAAATCAAGCGCTTCGTTCCTTGGTCGGAGCTTAATATATTCAATTCGCGGAATTCCTTTTGAATATCTTTTAACGGCTTTTTCAGCCGTAAGTTGGTAGCAGAATTCTTCGTCGAAATGTTCGGGAATGTGCCAAAACGCGGGTCCTGGTTCTTTAACTCGCAGTCTTGCAAATAAGACTTCTTTGAGCGTGTTTGTGCCGACTGGAAATACGTTGCAATTTGCTGAATTTGCTTTTGAAGGTCTTCCGACCGCAGGCCGGCCCGTACCTCCAACGCCTTTCGATGCCGAAACTCTTGAACCAACCATTCGTTTGCAGAAGCGATAGACGGCTTGTGTTTCATAACCGGAGTCGACCAGCGTTTGAATGATGCGCATATCCTTGCCAGACGGATGCGCCCACGGAGCGCGTAGATAATCTGCAAGCTCCTCCCATACTTGATCGTTAGCCGGAGAACCGTAAAAGATTTTGTGATCAATGAAATAAAGTTCATCGGCATGACTATGACCAACGACCAGGCATTCAAGACGATCCGCCTGAACATCGACGCCGCTGGTGAGTACGAGAACGCCGTCCGGTATCGGATCAGCATACGCCTCGCGGCGTTCAATGAGTTCGTTTGTGTCAAGTTGCTCAGAGTCCTCCTCCCATGATTCGCTTAAATAGGTATTTACCCATGTCCTTAATATTTCCGGATGCTTTTTCGCGTTTACGAATTCATTTGCGGCTTGTCCGAGCGTAACGAATGGCGAATAGAGTCCGGACAAGTGAAAGCCCGCCACTCCTGAACAATTTTGAGAAGCTCGCCATTCTCCTTTAGTGATTGCTCGCCTTCGTTCGATATCGGTCCATTTTGATTCACAAGATCCGCATTGATATCTTGCGCTTTGTGTATCCCCGGAATCCCAAATGACATTTGACCAATCAAGAGTTTGAAATTCGCCGCACTCTCCGCAAGGAACGAAATAACGGCGTTGATCACTCGTTTCGTAAGCGGCTTCGATTCGTGATTCACCTTTAATCGTTGGCGTTGATGTTAAAACGATTTTCCGATTCCAAAACGAAACTGCTCGACGTTTTGCAAGCGATACCGGATCGCCCTCGCTTCCGCTTGACGCGGGGAATCGATCCACCTCATCGAGTAGTACCAATCGGCATGAACGCGCCGCGAGGTTCGCAGGACTTTGCGCGGACGCTAAAGTTATGTGACCTCCAGGAAACGTCTTGTGTAAAATCGTATTTCCCGTCGATCTCGACTTCGGATCGCTCACAAGGCCCTTGAGCGCTGGCGTGTCGCGGATCATTGGCGCGATCCGGTCCCGACTCATGCTCATTGCCATCGCTTCGTTCGGCATCACCGAGAGAATCGGACAAGGATCGTTCTGAATGTGATATCCAATCGCGTTCAATATCGCTTCCGTTTTCCCAACTTGTGACGCACTCATCACCACGACCTCTTCGACTTCGGGGTCCGAGATCGCGTCCATGATTCCGCGGAGCGGTTCGTTTATCGATGTTTCCCATTGACCAAATGCGCTTGATGATTCTCTTGAAAGTTGTCGTTCAGTATCGGCCCACTCGCTTATCGTCATTTCAGGCGGTGTTGCAAACACCTGAAATGTTTTCTCGACTATTTCGTCAAGCAGTCTTTGATTCCGCTCTTCTGGCGTTTCGCCTTCTGGCGTTGGTTGCCAATTCGTTGAGTATTTTGTTGATTGCATTCTTCAATTGGTTCGTGACGATTTTAGGATCGTCTTGAACCGCTAAAATCGGACCCATCTTGTTAGGGAGCGCGGTCATTTTCGTTTTGATCTTTGCGAATGATCGCTCCCATGTTTCGACGACGCTTTGCGTTTCGACCAATTGGCTCGCCATGGTGTCGGCGTTCATTTCTGCCAGCCGCGCATCCGCTTCCATTTTCTTGGTTCGCGCTTCATCGAAATCGATTTTCTTCTGGCGCGATTGCGGTCGCTTGTGCCAATAACGGTTTGCGACTTCGACTTCGAGCTTGCCGTCTTTCGTCGGGACTTTGTCGCGTTCAATCCATCGCGAAACGTAAATCGGCGTGACACCTCGGTATCTTGCGTACTCGGATTTGGTCACCCATTCGCTTAATTGCTCTTCACTCATTCGTAACTAACTAATTTAGTTAGACATTCTTTTAGCGATTAATACCTAGCGATTAATCGGGTCTC